ATACCATTCATCCATCTCTCCATTGGATTTCTTATTGCAAAATCAGTATCATTGATTATAGTTACTGTCCATACGTCAAACGTTCTATCACCTGCCATTTTTAATTGTCTTCCTCTGAAAGGAACTACAATCTGTCCTAGAGTGGACCCTGGCAACTGAGCTGTTTCACATAAAAATGATGTTAATTCAGCATCACCGTTTGCGTACCCGGGAAAGTTTATTGTAGCTTTGAAGAGGTTAGGACGAGCCCCACCGCCTCTTAGCTTTGATTTAAAATCATCTATGCCTAATACTGCCATTGTCTACCTCCTTAAACTGTTCCAACGACTTCTTCAAAGTCGACGCCAGTTCTTACGGCCACAAAGTTCAGTGTGACGAAGTTGATTGAGCGTGCCGGCTTGATGAAGATACTTGCGATAAACTCATTTCTATCAATTACTGCTGGAGTATTATTTGTCTCATCAGCAACAACTCTGAAATCTGTTATACCACGTCGACCTTTTACCTCACGCAATACTGGTTCAACGATATTCACAAACTCGGCTCTCGTAAATTCATCATTGAATTCAAAGAGAACTTGTTCAGCGGCTCTTGATATTGCTCTTTCAAGAACTAAGAACAACCTACGTACATTAATTCTATCAAATGCAGAAGGCCTTGCAAGTTTTGTTTTATCGCCAAATAGTATTACACCTGCACCAGGGATGTTAGCAATTGGATTTACCTGAGCCTTATAGAGTGTATCTCTTTGAGCCTTTGTTGGTGAATATGCAATTGAAGTTATTCCTAGGTATTGACCTCTTCTTGAACCGGCCGGTGAAAACCATGGAGCTCTATTAAGATCCGTGGCTGCCATAATTCCAGCAGTAGACGAGCTTGCAGGTATGAAGATAAATTGATCGTTAAATTTATCATATACTTTTAAATAATTACCATCCATTACTAAATAAGATGATTTTGTAAATGTATCGGCTGTAGCTACAACGTTTGTAACTGCAGTTGATGCGGCTGTCACATTAACAACATCATTTCTAGCAGGTGATGCCACTACCACACAATCTTTTCTTAATGATTGAGCAGTTGTAACTAAGTCATTTACAACTGTAGTTTGATCGGCTCTACTTGTCATTCCCGGTGCCATTAAGAAATCAATCTCAACAGTATCCTTGTCTTCAAACAAATCGTAACCAGATAGTATATTTCCTGTAGTTAAGCTTGCAACATTTACACCTTGTGTAAAATTATAATCAATGTCGGTATTTGTTGTACCAGTTGTCTTGGTAAAATTATCAGCACTATCAATTGATGTTCCAGCGCCGGCTCCTCTTAAGTCGGAATCAAAGTCAACCAACCAAACATATTCTGAATTTTCATTGATTATATCTTTTACAAAGTTTGTAGTTCCATCATCATTTTTAGCATTCGAACCTAATGATGTGAAGGCAAATCTTTCAAGTAGTGTACCTTGAGTTCCAGTAAACTGTCCAGCTTTATCTATGACAGCAACATGAACTTCATCATTGGTTGCGTTATTTTTTGTAGCGAAAGATGATGTCCCTGGTGCAGCATCAAATTCATCTTTATATGCCCATTGATTAAACGCTGAATCATTAGCGCTATGTGGACATAGAGAAACTTGTAAGCTATTACCAAGAGCTCCTGGGTATTTTGCTACAAAAGTATGTAAGTCAGAATCGAGTGCAGATAACTGACTGTTAAAGTCTGTTTCGTTTTTTACCACTTCAGCAGGAGGAGTTGCGGCCGCAGTTTGACCGGTTGTTGATACAGCATTCTTTGCAGCAGTATCAATTACTCTAACAGTTTGCATAGCACTTGAGTACTTAAGAAACATGTTTGCTCTGTGAAATGAAAACGTGGTGGCGGAATCTGGTGAACCGAATTTTTCTACTAAGTCAGCTTCATTAGCTAACTTAACTCGTTCCTCAACAGGTCCCCACCTCGAATTTATTACAGTTGCGCCTGTAGTTGACTGGACATTAGGCACGCCACCAGTCAGGTCTATTTCTTTGACAACAACCGCAGGTGATTCGGAGGGTGTAGAGAGTGCCATCTTCTTTTCCTTTTCATTTAATTTATACGGTTAACATAATACGAATATTCAATTGTTACCATTATTTATAATATTACAAATCTCTATCATATTCAATAGCCCATGGATGATCATCGGTCTTTTCTATCTTTTTTATTTGTTCACTTCCATCGTCAATAAAACCAAATGGTACTATGTCATCTTCAATTTCTTTCAACTTTTGTTTGAATATCATATCTTTAATGTTTATATCTGTTAGATTATTAAAATAAGAAGATGATGCAAAATATCCAAATAAAACTAAATTCATAACCAAATCATCATGGTTTCCTACTGAAGCCTGAAATGTTTGACCTTTTGCCTCAAATGTAGATATCTCAAGGATAGTTTGCTCATCAACAATCTTTATCTTATTATTTTCTAATAAATCTTTTAATGCGCTACACCCCAATCTCTTTGATTTACGATTTATTTCTATTCCTACAGCATTTGCTTTTACAGCAGATTCAACATGTACATTTTCATATTCAAGTTCATAATATAAACCATTACATACCACAGATCCCTGATCATTTGATTCAACAATGCAATAAGCTTTGTTGTAGACATTTGCGTACTTATATATAATATTAGGGAAGAGTAATGGAGAGATAGTATTATTGCGATACACAACTACCTGTTCAAAGGGGCGAACGTTAATATCGATCAGACTAAAAGAAGAGTAGTCCTGTCCTCTTCCCTTTGAAACATCAGCCACAAGTATATACTCATGATTTTTAATAGGTTCTTTATAAATTAAACAATCACCACCTTCAAGTCTTTTTATTGGAGGCAATGCCCTCAAGTCAAGTAAAGTTTGTGCATTCACTAAAGTGTTACCAGTTCCAAAAAATGTATTACCAAATTCTTGATCAAATTGTACTTGTGAAGTATTATTTATTGTTTCTTCTTTCCACTTTTCATCTCTCCCAGGAACATCGTACCAATCAACTCTAAAATTACTGTACTCATTTACTCCTTGTATTGATCCTTCCCATATTTTATGAAAGGTATTACCTATACCATTTGCCGTAGAAGTTACTATAATCTTTGTGTCGCCGCCTGATGATATAACCGGATAAGTTGAAGTATAAAACTCTGCGGCTCTTTCAACAAACGCAAACTCATCTAAGTAAAGTAAGTTAATAGAAAGTCCACGAATAGAAGAGCCAGTCGTAGCAGCAGCGATAATCCTACTATTATTGCTAAAGTCAATGTTAGACTTGTTGAGAGCTTTAACACCCGGCTGAAGAAAGAAAGGAATGTTTTCAAGCATAATAGTAATCCTCGCCAACATTTCCCTTGCAGTGGCTCCCTTATTCGCAAGAACTGCAATTGATTTTTCTGATTGAAAGAGTGCAAACCATAATAAGTATCCACACGCCGATATTGATTTACCTGATTGCCTGCATGCAAGTACGACATTAAATCTATTCTCTTCAAATTGTTTAAACATTTTCTTTTGATAAGGATATAACTTAAATGATACTAAACCCTTATCTAATGAAATAATCTTAGCATATTTCTCTATAAAGTATACAGGATCTTTCATGCATCTGGCATACTCTAACACTTGCTCATGACTAAAGTCAGTAACAATTCCGTCTTTCTTAATATTAGGATTGCCTAGATAGTTTTCATTCTTGTTTTGGAGTGACATTTAGCATCGATTCATTCTTTAATAACTTTTGCAACTCAGTAGTAGAACCAACAAAGAGATTATTTGTTGTATTAGCAATTTTCTTAATTTCATCTTTTTTATCAATCTCTTTCTTTTTCTTATTTAAGTCCATCAGTCTATCATTTACATCAGAAATATTCTTTATCATTCCTGATAATACTTCAAATGCTCTGGGGTGCTCACTTTCTCGAGCAACTTCAATCATAAGCTCAAGACTTTGCTTGCCTTTTTCGACGAGTTCATAATAAGTATCTCTTGAATACTTATAGTCATTATCAATGTTCTTCTCTTCTGGAGGAAAGAACTTATCTATGTCTTTTTTATCACTCATCTAATGTAACGAACTCTCGATTTTTAATATGCTGTTCTTGTATATCTTCTTTTGATTGACCTAAGTACATTACTGCATGGTGCTTATCAATCATATAGTTATTTATAGACTGATCAGCATAGTTCGTAGTTCTCCAAAGTTCACCTAGTATTCTACCAAATTTTCCTGTTTTATCTTTGTGTGTCTTTAATATTATTCCACCATCATCATCTAACATATTAGTTAAAAACTTTTTTGCAGCTAGTCCATATTTTTTTTCTTCTAAATCTCTTGTTCTTGATTCAGG